GCCATGCTGCGATCTGATCGGCGCCGATATCACAGATGCGCTCGCCGACGAACTCCAAGTCATTGACCAGCTTGTCGAGTCGGATCTCTTCCCAGCGTTTGCCGGCCTTGGTGGGTGAGACTTCGTCCTTGTATTTCTCCAGCGCCTCCTTCAGAGTGAAGTTCGATGCCCCTTTGGGGCTCCCAACTCCCGCCAGAATCTCGGCCTCCCGCTGAGTCGCCCAGGCCACCGCCTCGGCCTTGGTGGAGAAGGTGCCGGAGTCTCGAACGCCCTTCTTTGCCACCTCGGCGCGCCATCCACCGCTTCGCTTTCTGTACGTTGCCACCACGTGCCCCGCTTGGCGTAAATTTGGCGTAAAGGGTAGCAGGAAATTACGCCAAGCTGCGGGAAGTCGCAGGACCGCGCCAAAGGTAAGCTCCAGCAAATCAGGCCCTTACAGGAAGACGCTGGAAGTTTCGGGATACTACAGAGTCAGCCTAGGTGCCCTCCCGAGGCACCATCCTGACTTCCCAAGCGTTTCCAGGGGAGCCCAGGACAGCAGGGAAACCGGCCTTCGCGCCGGTTTTTTGTTGTCCGCGATCTGGCTGATCCGGCCTGCAAATAAAAAAAGGCAGCGCTGGAGTCGAGACGCTGCCTTTTACCCGAGCTGCTGTCTTCCCAGCTCGGCGAAAAAAAATCTACCACAGCCGACGCCAAAAAGAAGCCCCGCGGATGCGGGCTTCTTGTCGCGCCAGGGGCGGTTTGCACCTGTTCGGTCTGCGAGTCTTTTGCTCATCCGTGACGAATAAGCTGGCAGCTCGCCCCTGGCGCGGGACTTTTAGCCGCTAGCCTCGGTCCGCCGGAAGTGCGACGACGGAAGCCCCCTGCCCTTCCTGCACAGTCAGGCTGGAAAGCAGACTCTCCAGCGGCATCGGCCGGCCGATCAGGTAGCCCTGCAGGTAATCCACCCCGCGGGCGGCCAGGTAGTCACGCTGCTCGGAGGTCTCCACGCTGAGAGAGAGTGAGATAAACCAGGAGGGTAAAGCGAGAAAATTGTGGGATATAGAGGAAGGGAAAGGGATTTAGTGGGATAGGCTTTGAAAAAGAGTTTCCAAGGATGAAAAGGCGGCGGCCGGTCAGGCCAGGCCGTCGCCGAGGTCCAGTTTGCCCTGGTCACGTTCGAACTTACGATCCTGAATACGCTTTAACAGCTTATATATAGAACTGGGCGTCAGTCCGTACTTCCGGGCCAGGGCGTGATGGTTTCGTCCGTTGAACTCGGAGAGAATCTGGAGATCACGCTTGGTAACCTGGTGGCGATAGTCGGAGGGGATGTACAGCGTGGCGCCACGCCACTGGTTCGCCAGATGGTCAGCTACCGCATGGCCGGCCTGTTCAGCCAGGCCAGCGTCAATACCATGTTCAGACAGTACTGTTGCTGTATGTGCCGCAATGTCGTCCAGCAGCTCATGGCGAGTTTCCGCCAGAATCGAACTCTGCTTCATGCTCCCCCCTTCAGCGCCGCGATCTGGCGCTCTCCATCCTCTTTAGTAATCAGCCCCAACACGATATCGGACTGAATTCGACCGACTTGGTCTTGGAGCAATTGCTGGGTGCTGGGTCCACCGGCCTGCGGCCGCTTTGAGGAAGCGGCCAGAGCCTGCGCTGGATCACTGGCCAGGCCCCACACCACCGCGCGCAGGTAGTTGTGGTTCTCAAGCGGCAGTTGCAGGCGCTCGCGGCCGGTGATCATCTGTTCGATACCGGTGGTCCATAGACGCGGCGAAGCCGGCTTGGTGTCGTTGGAGCGGGCATCCTTTTGCACTGTGCCTGTATTGACCAGGTTGAGCAGTTCCTCCACAAGCTTTATGGCGCGCGTCATGCGCAGGCCTCGTTTGGCTGGACTGAACAGGCGTAGGTAATTGAGTATTGCGCGGCCCAGTTTCGGATCGAGGCCGGCAAACAGCGCCGCCAGCCTCTTGCCGTCGGTATCTGCGAACCCGGCCTCTACCGGAAACTGCTCACCGCAGCAGGGGCACTGCAATTGCATTACAAGAGCCCCCGAGCAGACGCTGCTGCACGCAGTGTTTCGACCAGGCTCTTGAGAATTGGACGTCGCCGCTCCCAGCCTTTGGGCAGGTGTTCCAGATCCACCCTCCAGTTTGGATCATGCTCGCCGAGCAGCTTGAGCAGTTCCTCCACGTTACCCAAAAGCCCGCGCTTCTCCTGCTCAACATGCAGGGCAGCCAACACCGCTTTGAGCTGTTCAGGCTTCTTCAGCCAGGCCACTTTGGCTACGCCAAACTGGCGTTTGGCGATCGCATCGGCGTAGCTCCAAGGCAGCCCCATGTTGGTAAGTTGAGCCTCGATCACCTCGACCTCCGCTGGCAGTTGCCGCCAATTGTGCGGCTTGCCGGCTGCTCGCTTGCTGGGCTGTGGCTGCCAGCCCAGGCGCTTGAACTCGGTCAGCAACTGCTCAGCCTGGCGCAGGTTGAGATCCCGCGCCGACCCCTTGCCGAACATCACCTGCAGCTTCTGCCGATAGACATCGTCCTGCAGGCCGAGCTGCTGACGAGCGATGTGGATCTTGCTGAGCAGCCCCCTAGCGAGTGCCATGGAACACCTCCATGCCATGCCGACGCCCCAGCCGGCGCAGCTCAGCATCGCTGACGCCCAATTCGCGAGCGAGCCTGGCCGTCTGCGCAGCCAGCAGCGCCTGGGCTTTGATCATCCGGCTCAACCAGACCTTCGGGTTCACGCCAGGAGCCGGCTGTAAAGCCGGCAAGGGCGCTGGGGAGCGCTGGGGCTCGGTCTTGGCTTGCGTACGTGGCGCGGCAGGCTTCGCTTTGAGCGACGAATTCTCGGCCAGGGCTCCGTTGTATACCGGCGTCTTCATGGGATTGATGACGAAAGTGTCCGGCAGCTCGCGCATCTTGTACCCGACTTTCTCGATCTGCCCGCCGCCGGCCAGGAACTGCTGAACCAGTTCGTCCAGCTCCTGGGCCTCCTGCCGCTTTACGTCAGCATCACGCCGAGGTGGATCGCCGGCCGTTGAGTGGTAGCGCTCCATCACCTGGCCTCCTTGTTGAGCTGTCGAATGCGGCTGTGCAGCTTCTTCTCGACGGTCTTCTGCAGACCGGGTACCGAGAGCGCAGCACGGCATTGCTCTAGATCGAAGCTTTCCAGAGCGCGCAGCCGATCATCAGCACTCACTGCACCGTAGTCCTTGTCAGGACGGATGAACGGATTGGATTGCGACATCTCATACCCCCTGAGTAAGCCGAGCCACGGCCTGGTGCCCGATCCCCTGGTGCAGCCGCGCGCACTTGCCCGCGGCATACCCCGCTTCACTGGCCACTTCGTCACGTGCCTTGAGCTTGCGGCGCTTCATCTCGAACTTGCCGACGTCAGCGTGGTGCTTCGCCATGTACGCCTGGATCGCGTCGGCGATGTTGTCGTCGACGCCCGCGAACTGGTCGACCTTGGCGTACACGGCCTCGATCCATCCATGCGCGAAGGCATCTCCACGGGCTACTTTGGTGGACCGCTTGCAGCGTTTCTGCGTGCTCAGGAAGTCCTTGCGCGCCTTCTGCAGCTGTCGCTCCAGCACCTGGTAGGCATAGCCGGTCAGCTCCGGCGCCGCCGCGCAGCCGACGAACAAGAACGAAGCGCTTTCGAAATAGGAGGTGCAGATGATCAGGTGCGTGCCGAAGGCATGGCAGCACACTTGAGCGAGGCGCACCCGCCAGGCCGGCGGTTTTCCATCTGAGCCGGCGGGAACCCTGGCCTCGCCAGCCATGCTGGCCAGCACGTCGCCCATCTCCAGGTTGTAGGCTTCCATCAGTTTGTGGGCATGACGCAGCGCGATCTCGGCCTCGTTCGGGTTGGAACCCCGCCCCTTGGCCATTTCCAGGCACTTCTTGATCTTGTCGAGGATACGGTCCTGGTCCATGTCACACCCCCGCGATATCAAGAGGAATGGAGCGGTACTGGTCGGTGTCCCCGACCCGCTCCTGGATACGCACATACGCCTTGGTGCTCACGACCTGGACAGCCTCGCCGATGGCCTGCATTGCACGTTGCCAGCGCTCGTCGTCGATCTGTAGGCGGCGCAGAGCGAGCACGCTGCCGGTACGGATGTTTCCCGCCTGGTCAACGCGGAACGCATCGTTGATCAGCGTGATGACCTCCGCGCGAGCACCTTCCGTCCATTCATGGAGGCACTCGTCGATCAGCGCCTTGGCTGCCTGCAGGCGCTCGTCGAAGGCGATGTTGTCGGCCATGGCCCGAATGACCTTGTAGCGACCGTCGAAGCTGACCAGGGAGGCGTTGCCCTTCTTGCCACCTACCTTCGCCTGGTACTGCTCGGCCGACAGGGTGATGAAGGCTTCGATATCGCCGAATGTCGCCAGTTTGAAATCCAGCAACGCCTTGTTCAGAGCCTTCCCCTTGGCAACGATCTCCTGCACAAGGCGGTCGCGCTCCAGGTCAATGGGCTTGATCATTTCTTCAGGTACCAGGCGCCCCTTGGCGTCCATGCGGTACCCGGCGGGAACATGCACTGTTTGTTCAGCCATGGGAGGGTTCCTCTTCGGGATTCGGTACAACGCTCATCTCAGCCAGGGAGACGAACGCATTCAGGATGTGTCCGCAGTTGTTGCAGGTGATCACCAGTTCGATCAGGCTCGGGTCATGAGCTGCAGAGCCTGCGGTGATTTCGGGGTATGGCGTGCTGCACGCGGGGCAGTCGATTTCCAGAACATCAGCCATGCAAGCGTTCCTCCGCTTGACGTTGATCCCGTTTCGCCTTGAGTTGGCGTTCACGGTGGTTGATCACTCCTCGACGCTCAGCCCGCTTCCAGGGATGACTCTCTGGCTTACGCTTCAAGCCAGAAAGATGGTCAGAGCGAGGCGTCGTAAGCGCCTGCTCGATGGACATGCCCTTGGCCAAGCGCTTCTGCACAGTGCTTTTGGCGACACAACCGAAGCGCTTCACCAGGTTGCTCAAACTGTCGGTGACGCCGAAGACGGTGTACTCATGCCGTCTCGCCTGGTTGACAGCCCGCAAGGCCGCCACCGACCGGCGGCGTCCTTCGCTATCCCGGAACCGGTACCCCTTCAGGTTCTTGGCATGCCTGCGGCGGTCAAAGGACTTGTAGGGATAGCCCCACTCGATATCTGGCATGCGTTCGAGCAGGTCCATGAACTTGACCCAGTGCATCCCGAGTGCCGCTGCGGCGGCCGAGCGGCTAAATCCACGGGCCGCCATGCCGCGGATGTACGCTTCAACGCTCATCGTCAGCGCTCCTCTTCGAGGGCGCTGGCGCGGTAGCGAGCATGCCGTGATAGACACATGCCAGGAAGTCGCGAACCGCACCTCGATCCGGGAAGTAGTACTCGGTATCCTCAACGAGATAGCCGTCCATTCCGTCCTCGCAGTCGCGGCGTGCGTCCAGCATTTCCGGGGTCGGCTCAATCGGCACCAGCTTCCACCCCGCCGGCACACTGTGCTGAGCCCGGCAGGTATCCTCGGACGCTTTCACGCACGACTTGATCGATGTCAGTAGGTAGGACCATGCGAAACCGCGCTCTTGGTTCGGACACAACCCCAGCGCACGCGCCACGTCGTCGCGGCATTGCTTATCCAGAACGCGTTGAGGCAGCCCATCGATCATCGCGATGATGTGATCGGGCATGGTCAGAGCCTCGTAGCGGACCATCAGGTCCGAGGCCTCTTGGCCGTTCAGCAGTGGGTTCTTGAGCGCGACAGCAATGCGGCGAAGTTCCGAGTGATCGCCGGGTTGAACCTCGATGGCTGGAGCGGTGCTGCCATCACTGATCAATTCCTGCAGGTGATCCAGGACCACCGCGACGTGCCCCATGGTCTCCTGCCAAAACATCGCCGGATGTGGGCTCTTTACGACCTTGCGCAGCGCCGCCATGGAAGCGGAAAGTTTGCTGTCCATCAGTGCACCTTCCTTGCCGACTTCTGGGCGGCACGCTGCTCCTGGAGGTAGGCCGCCATGCTCTGCAGCTCCGCATGCAGCTTGGAGAAGTCCCCGGCGATGAAGAGGTCGATGAGCTTGACCAGCATCCTGTCCAGCTTGTGGATGCCAGTCTTCAGCTCAACCAGTTGCTGGTCCTTCGCGAAGCCATCCTGCAGAACATCCTTCAGGGCCAGACGGCAGTCCTCTTCGCTCATGGAATCAACGTCCATCAGCGGGGTGTAGGCATGGGTGATGACAGTCATTGGTCTTGCTCCTTCACCGGGGTCGTCCAGGCCACGTCAACACCGCGCAGGCTGACGACATGGACGGTGACCATCCCGTGAGTGGTCTGGCGAATACCGCGGATGGCGTTGCGGAAGCGGCGGTGCAGCCGCAGCGAATCCTCTTCGCGGATGAACAGGCGGCGATCAAGCACCGACGTCTGCTCAATCGGAATGCCGGCCTGGCGCAAGGCGCGGGTGGCGCTGTTGACGGCCTCCAGGCAGCGGGCCAGCTCTGGCGTCAGTACTGTGCAGAGCGGCAGATGGGTAGCTTTCGGCTGCTCTTCAGGGAGGCGGCCAGTGATCGGTACGACGTTCATGTCAGGCCTCCCGAACCACGTCAGCAGTGACGCGCGGCTCGCCGACGAGCGCGGCATAGTTCATAGCGGCCTTCACCAGGTTGCCGATGGCCAGCGGATAGAGCAGGCTGGGCTTGTTTTCCTTGACGCCCCCCAGCCTCTCGATGACGGCCTGCAGGCCGGATGCATCGATCACATCGCTCAGTGCCTTGCCAACCCGCTCGAAACGAAACGCCAGGTGCTGTTCCAGCCCGCCGACCGTGAGCGGCGGCAACTCGACGATCTCGATGCGCTGGGCCACCTCTCGGACTTCGCCGTTGCGCGGCGACAACTTGATGAGCAGTTCGGGCTGACCGATCAGGATGATCGACACCAGCTTGGTGTAGCCCAGTTCGAGTTCGCGGTAGCGCTTGAGGTGCTTGATCGTCGGGGTCGATAGGCTGTGTGCCTCCTCGATGATCAGCAGGTGGCGCGAGCCTGCGGTGTGGCTGGCCTTCAGAGCCTTGTGCAGTTGCGCCCAGCGGGCCTGCGAGCTGTTCCGCGGCGTTTGGTCTGGCGCGATCTCCGCCAGGATGGCCTCGGCGATATGCTCGCTCTTGAGGGGCTTGCCCTTGGTGTCGTTGTCTTCCATCCCCAGCACGTATGGCTGAATGACCGTCACCGGGCTGCCTTCCAGTCGATGCTCCAGATCTCGGCGCAAGGTGGACTTGCCCGCCCCTGACTCGCCGATCACTGCCAGGAAACCATCGTGCATAGCGACCTGGTGCATCGCCTCGCGTACATAGCGGATATCAGCGTTGATGAAGATGTCGTCGGCGCTGTGCAGTTCGTCGAAGGGGTCGCGACGGATGTCGAAAGCCTTCTTCGTGGCTGGCAGCAATACCTGTTTGCGCATTAGCATGGGTTCGCACTCCTCGTTTTCTTGAGCGTCTTCGGGGGTTGCAGGGGCCCCGACGTTGCTGCGTCGGGGCCCCACTTCGTCGAAGGCCTGGCGCACGGTGTCGAACTGCGCGCCCTGAGCCATCAGGTATTCGGTGATCCGCCAGGCCAGTTGCTGCTGGTCCAGCGATTTCGGCCACTGGCTGTGGTTGATCAGTTGAGCGATCGCCGCCGGACTGAGATCGACCGCACGGGCCAGATCGGTCTGCGGCTTGCCGAGGCTGGCCAGGACTTCCTTGAGCTTCAGCATTACGAGTTACCTCCCACAACGCGCAGCGCGGGCCGGCTGGACGCCGCCTGCAACTGCTCAACGATGCTGTCGAGCTGGTCCTCCAGTACTCCGTCGGGGTAGTTGGACTTGAGCCAGAGCATCGACTCGGGACTCCAGACGCCATCCAGCCGCGCTCGGAGGATCTTGGCGGCTGCCGGGTGGCTCAGTGGCTTGCTCTCGACGGTGGGCAACGTCACGTCGAGCTGCAGCTCGCTGCCCTTGCGTGGCATGAAGGTCGGCAACTGAGCGTCTTCGATGTGCTGGTAGGGCTTGAGCCTCCCGCCGAACGGAATGGCCTTGGCCTTGCGTGCGGCCTGCTCTTCGGCATCGGTATCGACGCCCATGGCCAGCCGGGCCGCTTCCTTGCGGGCTTTCTGCGCAGGCGTCTCCGCATGCTGCCGGAAGTCCTCGCCAATCATGGGTGCGCGCACGTCGAAGCCGAACTCGTCTTCCTCGATCCTAGGAATGACGTGGAAGACTTCATGGCCGTCCTGGTCGAAAGTGATCGCCTGGGCGGCATCGCTCTGCCAGGGGTTGCGGGTGATCATCAGCTTCTCGCCGATCATCACGCCAGGTACGACCGAGACGTCGTATTCGGTTCCCTGGAAGCTGACGCGCAGCTTGTTAGTGACCTTGCGGCTCTCCGGCTCGGCGATTGCCAGTTGGCGGCATACTTCGACGCTGGGCGCCTTCACCAACTGGTGCTCACGGATGCGCATCCAGGCCTCCGAGCGGGTCATGCCATGGCGGGAATGTTTCTTCGCGGCGTTGAACCACGCGCGCCAGGTCTTGGCGGCAGCGTTCAGTTCGTCCAGGTCGGCGACAGGCTGGAAGCGCAGTCCCGCTTCGAACTTGCGCTCGATGAGGTTCCGGGCGTTCTCCACTTGGCCGGTCACCCGCGCGGCACCGGGCTTGTGGACGATGACGCGGATGCGCAGCGCACGGCAAAGGTTCCGGGCCATGGCCGAGGTGTTGGCAGAACCTGGGTCCATCATCAGAATCTGCGGCACGCCATGCAGAATGTCGTTGCCACCGCGCTCCTGCATGGCGTCGATCAGCACATCACACAGGTTCTCGCCGCTCTCGGCGCCCATGACGTACTTCACGTAGATCCAATCGCTGGCGTGCTCGGTGATCTCGTACGACCAGACCCGGTTAGAGGCGATGCGGGCCACGTTCTTCGGCTTGTTCTTGTAGAACTGGTCATGCTCCATGACGCGCAGGCCGTTACCGTGCTCATCGGCGCCGGGCTTGAGGTAATAAAGAACACACAGAGAGGCATCGATCTGCCAAACGTGGTTCGGGTGACGGCTTCTCAACTCGCTCACCGGAGCCGGCTGGAGCAATTGCTGGGGATGAACCCCGAAGCTGTAGAGAGCCCTGGATATCGCGCTGATGGACAGCGGCCGGATCTCGCCCGTGTCCTCGTCAATGACGTCCGCCCGGATCATCTTGCTGGCCCGTAGCGCTTCCACCGCATCCTCCAGGCTATACAGGCGCTTTTCGTTGCGGCGGGCACTCTCCATCAGCGCGCTACTGATGGTCAGGGCATCTTCCCGGCTCAGGGCACTGGTGCCGGCGTCACTCCGGCGTTTGCGGGGCTTGCTGTCTGCGGTGACCTCCCTCAGCTTGCGGTAAAGCGTGGCGAGTGACATGTCGAGCCGCTGGGCCGTCGACTGGGCAATCTCTACGCGCTGCCCGCGTGGGGCGGCGCGAAGGGCGCGCTCCAGATCGACCAGGGCTTGAGTAATGACGGCGCTCATGGCTCAGTCCTCAGCCACGCCTGCAGGCTGGGACTTGCCCATTTGCTCGATCCAGCCGAATTCGCTGATGTCATCGGGGGCTTCGCCGTCGGGCAACTGGAACTCTTCGCGAATCTGCAGGAGCAGTTTTTCGAGGTGGCGCACCAGACCGGCCTGGAAGGTGCGGGGATCGGTACCGGTCTTTTCGGCGTGGTCGAGCATGACGGAGAAGGCTTCGCGCAGCTTGCCGCTGATGTCGGCCTCGGCTTCGAAAGCGATCGCCGTTGCCTCCTGGCGAAGCTCTTTCTCGGCCTCATCCGCCTTCATGGTTTGGATGCGCCGCTTGGTCTTTTCCAGTTCGTGGACGGTTTCGTCCAGCTCGCGGGACTTGCGTGCCATGCGCTCGCCCAGGGCTTCGTTGTCCGCCCGTAGATCCTCGACCTGCTTCTCCAGGGCAGCCTTTTCCTTGGTGTGGGTGGCGATCAGTTCCTCGGCCAGGTACTCGACGGCGTCCTTGTTGCCCTGCTTGGCCGCTTCGATCAGGGCGCTACGGGCGTCCTCGGGCAGCTTGCGCCACTGGCGTAGCTCGCGGTAGCCGATGCCCATGCGGGACATGGATTCCAGGGCCTCTTCGCCGAAGGCGCGGAGGTTGGCGATGTCACGGTCAACCTGTTCACGAGACCTGCCCAGCAAATCGCAGAACTCCTCCCAGGTACCAGTCAAAAACTGGTCACCGTGACCACTTTTCATGCCCTTCAAAGCCCGGTAGAGCTTGTTTTCTTTGACATAAGCCAACTTAGAAGTGGTCACCGTGACCGAAAATTTGGCAAATGCGTCCGCCATCTGCGCTTGGCCGAGCAGTTGGTTGACCAGGTCGCGTTCCTCATGCATGCCCTGGGCAATGGCGCCCAGGACGCCGACTGCGTTCATGTCCTCCTGGAATGCCTCCTGATTGATCTCCGGCATGGGGTCAATTTTCGGGGTAGATGCTTTGCGGGCCATGGGATTTCCTTAGTTCGGGAGACGGGTGTAGCGTTGGCGACGCTCGTTGAGTTCGTCCTGGCCGCGGCGCAGGGCTTCGTCGAAGCCAAAGGCCAACTGGACCAAGCGCGGTCCGAGCAGCCAGCGCTTGTCGTCATGCGGGCTGCGATCGGCTATACCGGCGATGCGCAGGTTCTCCAGGGCGCGCAGCGCGGTACTCGCATCGCACTCGGCGGCGACCGCCACCTCCTTCAGGAGCAGTCCCCGAAACTCGTTGGCCCCCAGGGCCAACATGACCCGTAGAGCGCGCTGGACCTGCTCGGAGCGGTACTTTTCAGCACTCATGCGCAGCGCTCCATCGGGATGACGACCAGTGCGCCGGATTGGGTGATAGCGGCTTGGCCACCGGTGGCCTCCGCCAGTTGCTGGTGTAGATGCTGGGCCTCGTTGCACCACCCTTCGGCACATTCCTCCATGCGGGTCAGCTCGGTGCGCAGGTGCTCGTTCTCTTCGGCAAGGCGCGCAGCTTCGACGCAGAGCTGCTCATAGGCTTGCTCGTCCAGGCGCCGCAGCAGCGCCTGCAGGTTGATGACCTCACTCATCGTCAGCCACTCCAAAGTCCAGTTGAGGGGTTTCTGCCTGGGCGACGTTGCCGTGGTGCCAGGCGAGGGATTCAAGGCCAGCGCGGATGGCGTCCAGGGTCTGTTCGGCGGATTGCTTGCCGTCGTAGAAGGCCATCAACGCGCCGGTAGCGCTGTGCAGCACGCCCTGCAGCTGCTGAAGGTCGCTGGCGTTGCAAGCCTTGCCAACCGGGATGTCGACCAGGAGCTTGCCGTGAGCGGCGGCCAGGTAGCGAGTGATCAGCGGCAGGCCGCAGGCTTTCTCCAATGACAGCACCATGGTCAGCGGCAGGCGGCCATTACCCATCCATTTGTAGAGGGTGCTGGCGTTGTTCTGGCACAGATGGTCTGTGGCAAGCCGCTCGATCCCGCGGTTGTAGCGCTGCATGGCCAGCTGCGCACAGCCGTCCAGTGCGTCGGCTGGCGAGCGCGGCACCCAGTGTTTCCAATTCCGGCGCTTCATTGGACGGCGCTCCAGAAGCCCCAGTAGTCGTCGTCCAAACAAATAGCGTTTTTCACCATTGGCAAAGCTGTTGCCACAGTGACAACCTGATGAGGTACATTCATCCCCTTCGGAGAGACAAACATGACTATCCCCGATCACCTGGTTCTTGATGCGTCGATGCGCTCGGCGTTTGTTGCCCTGGCCCGTCGCCTGGCGCTTGATCACGGCCTGGACCTGGACGGCCTTGCTGATGACCTGGATACGCTGGCTGATGCGCAACCTGGTGAGGTGTGGCAGGAGTCGCATCGAGACTTGGCCGACGTGCTGCGATACGTCTCTGGGCGCGCTCAAGCAGGCGAGAGCTGATCTGCTGGGCTTCTTCACGGTCCAGGCGATGGTTGAGCAGCCGGCCTGCACTGATGAGCATCAGCCGGTCGATGAGGCGCTCGGCACCTGGTGATGCGACGGTCCGGTCCACCAGCAGGAGGCTGCTCTGGTGAGCGTCGGCCAGGTGCCAGGAGATATCCGAGGTATCACCAGGGGCGCAGGCGATCAGTGCATCGAGCGCGGCGCGCCAGGTATCCATCGGGGCGGGAGTCAGGTCGATGTGCTCGACCGGCGGTTGAGTGCGAGACATGGCTGTACTCCTTTTAGGCGGCGAGCTGCTCGACGGAGAGCTTCATGCCGAGCTTCAGAGCGATTTCGTGGGAGGTGCCACGGCGGCCTTTGAACTGGCCATTGATGACCATGTAGACCTGATGGCGGGTATAGCCATTGGCCTCGGCCCAGGCTGAGATGGCCGTTCCGGCAGCGTGGAAGAGTTCCTTGACGCGCTCACCGGTGTACGGCTGGCGGGTAGGGAGCGGATACGGGACGTTCATGACGGGGTTCCTATCTGCTGAAAGATTGCGAATCAGCCAGCGCATATGCAGTGCGTTGGTGTGATCTGAGAATGGGTAAATTTCTACCCATTGTCAAGGAGTTTTATGGGTAAAAATCTACCCATTGGTGAACGTTTGTCTGATGAAAGGAAGCGGCTCGGATACAACCAGAGCGATTTTTCAGCACTGGCAGGAATCACCCGAAAAACACTATTTGGCTATGAAAGCGGGGAGAGGGCCCCGGATGCCCTGGCTCTGGCTGCTTGGGCGAAAAGCGGACTGGATGTTCTCTATGTCGTGACAGGTCAGCGCCAAGGAGTGCCCGCGCCGGCTCCTGCCCAAGAGCAGGAGGCCCCTTTAGCCCCCGACGAACGCATCCTGTTGGACAACTACCGGCACAGCCCGCCCGACGCTCAGGCCGCACTCAAGGCGACGAGCGATGCGTTCGCGCAACGTTCGAAGAAGAAAACGGGATGACGAATAAGGGGAGACAAATGGACTTCAAAGTATTGCTGGGGGCGGTGATGCTGGCGGGCCTGTCGGTGGCCGGATGCTCCACGAAAAACTATGGCCGACAGCCGGAACTGACCGATTTCGAACGGCAGACCATGAGCTGTCGCGAGATCGACTTGGAGCAGGCCAAGGTTCAGGGCTTCCTGAGCCATGTACGCGAAGAGAGCGAGTTCGACGGACGCTCGGTGCTGTCTTTCCTGGGCGACTTCGGGATCGGCAACCTGATGGAGAAGGACGCAGCGGTCGACAGTGCCAATCAGCGCCTGACCCAGTTGGCAGGTGCCAAGATGCAGCGTGGCTGCACCTATGCCTATGAGGAGCCGGCTCAACAGCCGTACGCAGCGCCTCGGGCTTATGCCCCAACTGCACCCGCGTCAGTTTCGGCTCGATCTGTCGACACCCAACTCGACGAGCTGAACCAGATGCAACTCCCTTACGAGGAGTACCAACGGCGGTATCGGGAAATCACGGGGCAATGACGAGATGATCGATCAGGAAAAGCTGGTTCAGCTTTATGCCGATGTGGAAGTACTAAAGTGTGAAGTCACCGCGCTACGTCATATCTCGATGACCTTGGCGGCTCGTCTGGTTGAGCTTGATCCCGAGCCAGGCGAACGCACCAAGTCATTGCTTGCTGTGCTTGTGCCATATGCTGAACACGCGGAGCAGCCAGCTTGCGGCGGACTGGTCAAAGCTTTCCTGCAGAGTGTTCTGGGGCTAACTGATAACGGAGTTGATCCAGCATCTGTTTTGGCACTTCGGACACTTCTAGGGAAAGATGCTGGACCTGATCGGCTAGACGCTTTAGACAAATGGCACTCGCAAGCAACCGAAGACGAGATTGCTCAAGACATTCTGCAGCTGTTCTCGAAACTGCAGCCTCGAAAAGCTCCCGATCCCGACGATCCCGGTAGCCGTTCCGAATGATTTTTCGTCGTTTCATTAGGGGCCTCACAGGTTCTCTATGGGGAGGGGCAGGCGGCTCTCTTCGGCCGGCGCAGGTTCGCCTGCGGAGCGCCATTCACAGGCGGTGAACAGAGACTTCTCCCGTACCGTGGTGATGTAGCTGAAGCGCAGCCAGCCCAGTGCATTGCCATCCGGTCCACTGAACGGTATCCAGAAATCGGCATAGCCATTCGGGAGTGGCTCCCCGAAGGCTATGCGTAGTTCCGCGCCCCTGTCGCTGCGGTGTCCAGCTTCAATCCAGACGTCTGCTCCTTCGTACCAGGACAGGTCTGGCTTTGGAGCGGGCAGCCCCAGGATGCTCCTGATCTTGTCGGGGTCACGCTGGATGAGTTGCAACAGCAGGTCTTCATGCCTGGACATGGTGGTGGTCTCCTCGGTGATGGAGACTCCATGCTGATCCACTTTCCCTTGGATTGGTTTTCGCTCCTTCCAAAATACACTCTGCTCCCCCGTGGGGATGATCGTCACACCTGCTTGCAGGTAGGACCTTCAGTCAGGCCAAGGATGGCCGCCCCATCGGGAGCATCGTTATGTCATCGCCGCAACCCCGGCGCCGCCGCGCGCCGCGTATGACCAGTTGGACGCTGGTCACCCTCGTCCTGCTGATCATCCTCGCCGCCATTCGCCCGGAGCAGCTCCAGGTCGTCACCTATAAGCTGGTCCTGGTGACGCTGGGCGCAGTGGCCGGCTACTGGATCGACCGCAGCCTGTTTCCCTACGTGGCTCGCCCGCATGAGTGCTCAGCCAACCTGGTGGTCGTGGGCGCCTGGCTGCGCCGTGGGCTGATCGTACTGGCCTGCATCCTCGGCCTGACGCTGGGGCTCTGACCATGGGCGCCCCGCAAATCATCTGGATCGTGCTGGCCGCTGTGGTCCTGGTTACGTCCTATGCGTGCGATGGCCTCACCAACGTGATCAGCTTCAAGCAGCGCGTGTTCGACGTGATCGCGATGACGGCCCTGGTGTGGTGGGGAGGCTTCTTCGGATGAAGCGCCTGCTCACCCTCGGCCTGCTGGGCCTGCTGAGCGCCTGCCAGCCGGCCTTCGCGACGGATCGCATCCCCACTGCCGCCGAGCAATACCGGCGCACCCTGGTGCGCAGCGCCCATGCCGAATGGGGCCTGTCGGCGCCGATCGCCACCTTTGCCGCACAGGTTCACCAGGAAAGCCGTTGGCGTGCTGATGCCCGCTCGCCGGTTGGTGCCCAGGGCCTGGCGCAGTTCATGCCCGGAACCGCGGAGTGGATCGCCGGCCTGTATCCGGCCGCCCTCGGCACCAATCAGCCGTTCAATCCTGGCTGGGCACTGCGCGCGCTGGTCACCTACGACCGTTGGCTCTACGACCGAAACCAGGCCTCCAGCGAGTGTGATCGCTGGGCATTCGTACTGTCCGCTTACAACGGCGGCCAGGGGTGGGTAAATCGCGACCGTAGGCTGGCCTCGGCATCCGGCGCCGACCAGCTGGCCTGGTTCGATTCCGTCGAGCGCTTCAATTCCGGGCGCTCGGCCGCCAACTTCCGCGAGAACCGCAACTACCCGCGCCTCATCCTGCTGCGCTACGAGCGGATCTATCTGCAGTGGGGCGACGGTGTGTGCGGCGAGAGGTACACCCTGTGAGACTGTCCCCCAGCATCACCCTGGCTCTGAACATTACCTACCTCGACCTAGCGCTGATCCAGCGGCTGTTCGCAGGCAGTCGCGACTTCCTACCGGCACCTGAGCTGTATTGCTCGCCAGTGCCGCGCGAGCGGCATGGTAAGTCCGGTGTGGCTCGGGCAAAACGCAAGGCGCGCAAGTACCGTCGGCAAAGGGGGCGCCATGGGCATCCTTAGTCTCCTGCGCTCCAACTGGTTCTGGACCGCGCTGATTGCGGTGCTGTACAGCGTAGCTGTAGTGATCCACGGCTCCGCAAGCTACGACCGTGGGTACGCCACCGCTCGTGCTGAAGGTGACGCAGCGCTGCTCAACCTGCAACTGCAGCATTCCAACGAGCTGGCCAAGATCGCTGAGGACAACCTCCTGCAGTTCCAACAGCAGGTCACTCGCGCGAATCAGGCGGAAGCGCGATTCCTGTCAGCCCAGGATCAGTTCACTGCCCTCCAGCAACAGCTATCGGAGCGTATCGCCCATGTCTCGACCCAATATCGGCCGGCACCAGGTGCTTCCCCTGTGCCTGCTCCTCGCTTCGTTGTCACTTGCGGCTGGCTGCGGGACTACAACCACGCCCTCGGCGCCGACCTGCCCTCCCCAGCAGCCTGCAGAACTGCCGCCAGCCCTCAAGAAACGGCCTGGCCCGCCTCCGGCGCTGACGCCGAACTACTGGAAAGCGGTGTCAGCGCGGCTGACATCCTGGCCCATGCCCGCGATTACGGGAAATGGTCTCTCACCAACCTGGCGCAACTGAATGCGCTGCTCGATGTAAACGACAAGGAAACTCACTGATGGACTTGGACTTCGTGCTGCGCGCCGGCCAGTTCGTATTCACCGCGGCGGTGGGCCTGTACTCGCTGGCTGCTGCGCGTCGTTCCAGCTCCAAGGCCGAGGCCGAGCACCTGACGAATCGGCTCTCATCCCAGGACAACCGACTTCTCACCCTGGAGCAGCAGATGCTCCACCTGCCGGACAGCCAGCAGCTGTCGGAGCTGGCCGGCGACATGAAAGCCATGCGCGCCGAGCTGTCGGGGTTGGCCAAAGCGCTGGACCCTTTGACTCGCTCGGTTGATCGCATCAATGACTACCTGCTCAGCGAGAGACGCCCATGACTAGCAACTACTCCGATTTCATCAGCCAGGACCGCCGCCTGGTGATCCTGCGCATCCTTGCGGAAATGCCGACCTACCAGGCCAATAGCTCGGTGCTGCACACCGTCCTCAGCCAGTGGGGACATGATCCCAGCCGCGACCAGGTGAAGGGCGAGTTGCGCTGGTTGGAGGAGCAGCAACTGGTGAAGATCGAGGACGTCAGCAACGGCGCAGTGCTGGTCGCGAAGCTGACTGAGCGCGGCGCCGACGTGGCCGCCGGCCGCGCCCGAGTGGACGGCGTGAAGCGTCCGGGAGCCTGACCATGGGCCGCAAGTCCAGCATCGACAAGCTGCCACCGGATGTGCGTTCGTTCATCGAGCGCTCCCTGCGCGAGAACCGCCTGACCCTGGACGAGCTGATCGAGCAGTTGCAGGAGCGCTTCCCGGGCAAGGAAAGGCCCAGCCGTTCAGCGATCGGCCGATACAAGGTCAGCTTCGACGAGATGACCCGGCGCCTGCGCGAGCAGCAGGCAATGGCCAGCCTGCTGGTGGAAGAGCTAGGCGAGAACCCAGACGAACGTGCAGGGGCGCTCTTGGTGCAATCCATCACCACCTTGACGACCCATGCGGCCTTCGCTGCGCAGAACGAGGACGAGGTCGACATCGAGGATGTCCGCAAGCTGGCTCGGGCAGCCAAGGATGTCCTGCAGGCCCGCAAAGCCAGTATGGAGGAGCGCCGCCAGATCGAGCGAGAAGCCCGCGAGAAGCTGCTCCAGGAGCAGGAGCAGCGCTTGGAAGAGCAGCGTGGCAGCGACGGGATGAGCGAGCAGCTCGAAAACCGGATCCGCGGCATCCTCCTGGGGAAAGCCTGACATGGCAATGCGCGCAACCACTGCCGAGCTGGGTAAGAGGCTCACTGCGACCAGTGCCCCGCGTAAGATCGACCTGGCCGAGGAGATGGAGCTGCTCGGCGTCGACGTGCCGCAGGAAATCTCCGAAGCCCAGCCGGCCAATGAGCCTGTCTTCCTGCCGTACCAGCAGCGCTGGTTCGAGGACGAGAGCCAGATCATGATCGCGGAGAAGTCCCGCCGTACCGGCCTGACCTGGGCTGAGGCCGGGCGCAACGTGATCAATGCCGCCAAGCCGCGGCGCCGAGGTGGCTGCAACACCTTCTACGTCGGCAGCAAGCAGGAGATGGCGCTGGAGTACATCGCCGCCTGTGCTCTGTTCGCCCGTGCTTTCAACGAGCTGGCAGAGGCCGACGTCTACGAGCAGACCTTCTGGGACGAAGGGAAGAAGGAAGAGATCCTGACCTACATGATCCGCTTCCCGAAAACGGGGCGGAAAATCCAGGCCCTGAGCAGCCGGCCGAGTAACCTGCGCGGCCTGCAGGGCGACGTGGTGATCGATGAAGCAGCGTTCCATGAGTCCCTGGAGGAGCTGCTGAAGGCCGCCCTGGCATTGACGATGTGGGGCAACAAGGTGCGCCTGATCAGCACTCACAACGGCGTCGACAACCCCTTCAACACCTACATCCAGGATGCCCGAGAGGGCCGGAAAGACTACAGCATCCACCGCATCACCCTCGATGACGCGATTGCTGAGGGACTGTACAAACGCATCTGCTACGTCACGGGCCAGGCTTGGTCACCCGAGTCCGAGAAAGCCTGGCGTGATGGTCTGTACAAGAACGCCCCCAACATCGAATCGGCCGAGGAAGAGTACGGCTGCGTCCCGAAAAAGTCCGGCGGCGCCTACCTGTCGCGGGTGCTCATCGAGCAGGCGATGGTCGCCGACCACTCGATCCGCATTTACCGCTACGAGGCGCCGGCCGGCTTCGAGAGCTGGACGCCAGAGCTGCGAGAGGCGGAGGTTCGCACCTGGTGCGAAGAGAACCTCCTGCCAGAGTTGGCCCCCCTTAGCGACCAGAACCGCCACACCTTCGGCGAGGACTTCGCGCGCCGCGGCGACCTGACCGTCTTCACGCCTTTGGCGATCTCGCCGACCCTGCGCAAGCGCGTCCCCTTCCAGGTCGAACTACGGAACCTCACCTACGAAGCCCAGCGCGACATCATGCGCTTCATCTGCGATCGCCTGCCGCGACTCAGTGGGCTGGCCTTCGACGCCACCGGCAACGGCGGCTACCTGGCCGAGCAGGCTGCGCTGAAGTACGGCGCCGGGATGGTCGACCAGGTGCAGCTCAACCTGGCCTGGTACGCCACCTGGATGCCGAAGCTCAAGGGCGAATTCGAGGCATTCAACCTGGAGATCCCGCGGCACCAGACCGAGCTGGATGACCTGCTCTCGATCAAGGTCGAGAAAGGCATCCCTGTCATCGACAAAGGCCGCACCAAGGACTTGGAGTCAGCCAGCGGCAAGGGCAAGCGTCACGGGGACGCCGCCATTTCTTTGGTCATGGCCGTCCGAGCCAGCTACATGGAGGGTGGCGAGATCGCCTTCACGGCGCTGCCACGCCATAGCCGCGGCTTCGACAACGTCCAGGACCACAACGATGACATTGAACTACCGGAGCCTTCCGCATGGTGATGCAGACGCTACGCGCCACTGTCGCGCGCATTTTCGGGCAGCAGAGCATGGCCGATGCTGACCTGAAAGAAGCCCAGACCGCCCACCTGACCAGCCTTCACCAGGAAGTCGCTGGTCACCCATCCCGTGGACTCACGCCTTCAAAGCTTGCCTCGCTCCTCGACTCCGCCGAGCAAGGTGACATCGTCGCCCAATATGAGCTGTTCGAAGATATGGAGGAGAAGGATGGCCATATCCACGCCGAGATGTCCAAGCGGCGCCGCGCGGTGGCCCAGTTGGACTGGGACATCGTTCCACCCGACAACGCGACAGCTAAGGAGAAGGAAGCTGCGGCGGCCTTGTACAACCTCATGCAAGGCCTGGACGACTTTGAAGAGGTAATCTTCGATACCACCGACGCCATCGGCAAGGGCTTCGCCTGCCAGGAGTTCGACGGCTGGCAACGCGTTGATGGTAACTGGCTCCCCAAGGCGATCATCCATCGTCCCCAGTCATGGTTCCAACTACCGCGAGGCGTTCGGCAAGAGATCCGGTTGCGTGGTCCGTCGGGAGGGACGCCGTTGCAACCCTTCGGTTGGATCACGCACGTTCATAAGTCCAAGAGCGGCTATCTGGAACGCTCGGCTCTGTTCCGTGTCCTGGTCTGGCCCTACCTGTTCAAGAACTACTCGGTAGGCGACCTGGCCGAGTTCCTGGAGATCTACGGCATCCCCATGCGGGTCGGTAAATACCCGACCGGTGCCACCGAGAAAGAGAAACTCACACTGCTGCGCGCCCTGGCCGCACTTGGGCACAACGCTGCCGGGATCATCCCTCTTGGCATGGAGCTGGATTTTCTGAACGCAGCCCAGGGCGATCCGGCCGCGTTCCAGTTGATGATCGAATGGTGCGAACGAACTCAGTCAAAAGCCATCCTCGGTGGCACGTTGACCAGCCAAGCAGATGGAAAGACCTCCACCAACGCCCTGGGCAATGTCCACAACGAGGTACGCAAGGACTTGCGGGACGCCGACGCGAAACTGTTGGCGAAAACACTCAGTCGTGACCTGGTCTACCCGATTGCCGTCCTGAATGGGCTTGTCGACAGCTGGGCACGTTGTCCCCGGCTGGTCTTCGACGTCCAGGAGGCCGAAGACCTCAGCGCCTACGCCACAGCTCTTCCACCATTGGTGAAGCTCGGGATGCAGATCCCTCGCAGTTGGGCGCAACAGCGCCTGGCAATCCCGGAGCCAGCCGAGGGCGAGGAAGTGCTCGCGACCGTGACCGAGCCGGTCGTACCGCCTGCGCAGGTGCCCACACGTACCTTGGGAAAAGCGGTGGCCACCGCTGAGACACCTCCGCCGAAGACCGCCGACCAGCAGTTGGATGACGCGCTCCGCCCGACCACCGACCGATGGATCGACCAAGTCCGTGCGCTGGTGCAGAGTGCATCCAGCCTGGATGAAATCCGTGATGGCCTGGAGCAACTGCTTCCGGACATGACCCTGGAACAGTACGCAGATGCGATGGCGCAGGCCCTGGCCGCCGCGGCGCTACAGGGGCGAGTCGAGATCCTGCAGGAGGTGGCCGGTGGCGCTTAGAGCTACCTCACTGCCTTTCGCCGAGCAGAACCAGTTCTTCCGGCGCAAGCTCAATCTGCCGACCAACGCCTGGACGGACATCTACACCCGCGAACATGACTATGCCTTCGTCGTCGCCGGCGCCAACCGCGACGACCTGGTGCAGGACTTTCGTCAGGCAGTGGAGAAGGCAATAGCCGATGGCACTACGCTGGAGGAGTTCCGCCGTGACTTCGACCGTATCGTCGCCAAGTACGGCTGGAGCTACCGGGGCGGGCGCAACTGGCGCAGTCGAGTGATCTACGAGACCAACATGCGCAGCAGCTACATGGCCGGCCGCCTGGAGCAGCTCATGGCTGTGCGCGAGGAACGTCCTTACTGGCAATACCTGCACAGCGATGCGGTTGAGCATCCGAGACCGAAGCATGAGTCCTGGAATGGCCTGGTCCTGCGTTGGGACGATCCTTGGTGGCAATACCATTTCCCGATCAATGCCTGGGGATGCCAGTGCAGCGTGCGCGCGCTCAGCGAGGATGACCTACGCCGTATGGGCAAGGATGGCCCGGACGAGGCACCACCGATTGTGTGGCAGGCCCGGACCATCGGCCAGAACAGCCCAGACGGGCCGCGAGTGGTCGAAGTACCAGAAGGCATTGATCCCGGCTTCGAGTACATGCCGGGCCAAGCCAGACTGGACACTGCGGTGCCTCAGCCTCGCAATGGCGGGCCTACGCCTCCGGCCGGTCTACCAAGCACTCCGGCTTCTGACCCGCTGCCTGCGCCTCGTCCTGTTCCGACCAACCAGTTGCTGGACCAGGACATGCTCGATGCCGACGCGATCAAACGCTTCCTGCGGCCGTTCGGCGCGACCCTGGATAAGCCGGCCGTCTTCCAGGATGTAGTCGGCCAGCGCGTAGTGGTGGGGCGCGAGATGTTTGCCAGCCGAGCCGGCGGTGATCTGCTAGTAGCGGAATCCGGCATGTCGAAGAAGTGGTTGATGCTGGCGGCTGAAGCACTGCGGCGTCCGGCAGAGATATGGGTACGGCTGGATTGGGTCGAATCTCTGAAAAAGGCTGTGGTCCGTCGACGTTACCTGGCCAGCCTGCAGGTAAGCGGCGAAGCGGCTCCCGTCCAGGTTGTTGTCGAGCTGGACGCCAACGGCTGGGCGGCGAGCGCCGCGGTCGTCCAGCCAGGGCAGCAACCGCTGGCACCATATCGCCAAGGTGTTCGGCTGTACCAGGAGACGTGACGTGGCTGGAGTAACCCTTGAATACAGCAGTGAGAAGGTACTTGAGGCGCTGAGGGCAGCCGCTGATTTCATGCGCTCCCCGGCCCCGATGTTCCGTGATATGGGCGAGTACATGCTCATCGCCTTGGACGAACGCTTCGAGAGCCAGAGCGCCCCTGACGGTACGCCTTGGCAGGCGTTGTCCCCGACCTATCAGCGGCGAAAGCGGAAGAACCAGGACAAGATCCTGGTGCTCGATGGCTATCTGAAAAAC